GCCCATCGGTCTGGCGCAGCCAGTTGCCGTCCGCGTCGGCGCGTTGCTGGGCGGCCTCGCTGTGCTGCCACACCTGGTCACCTTTCGGCACCTTCGGCAGGCTCAGGCCGTGAGGCAGAATCGCCTGGATAAATGGTTTGCTCGGAAGGCCGTAGGCGAAAGAAACAACCACCCGCGTCCCTTCTTCAGGAAACGCGAAAAAGCCCATCTCGTCGCCACCCATGGGCATGGGCAGTGGCACACCAGCCAACACCGGCAACTCCGGATCCGGCTCGTCGTCCTCACCCAACAGTTCGAGGTCCACCGCAAAGCGTGGACGAAAATCGTCACAGATCCCGGCGCCGGCGGGAGCATCAGCCACACCCACCACACGGGCGAAGCGCGGCAAGTGATAACCGCCGGTGAGTTCGGGAAATTGCCGCTCTACGCTGCGGCGGATTGCGTCTTCCATCGGATCGCCATTTGGTTGCCGGTGAGCGTCACGTTCGTGATCCGCTCGCCTTGGTTGATCGATGCACCTGGTCGCAACCCGGGAAGGGCCGCGATCATCGCGCTCTGATTGTTTTGGTAGCCGTTGAACAGCTCGACAGGCAGCTGCAGCGGCGATCGGGAGCCGAAAAAACCGTCAGCCCAACTGCCCACAAACACTTCGCCGTCACCCTGCTGCTGCCAGATAAAGTCGGGGATCCCGAACACGCGGGCCATGCTGTCCATGGCCTGATAGCCGGCGGCCAGGTTGTAGAAAAACGGCGCTTTAACCTTGGCGTACGCCTTATCAGGTACTCGAAAGCTCAACCCGGTTTTCAGATTGATTTCGCTCAGCACCGTGTTCAGATCCGCATGGCGCAGGTTGAGCGGCAAAGGGTTGGCCAAAATCGCCGCGAGCTCTCGGCAGAACAGCACCTGCTCGATCGAGTTGGAAGGCGTGCAGCGCTCGACGTAACCAATAAAGTGGCGCTGCAGCGGGCTGTCGTTGTAGCCGATATCGAGCGTCACCAGCCCGCGCACCGGTGCCGGCGCCTGGATAGTCAGCGTTGCGCGGCCAGGGGTTCGCAGTTCAAGGCGAACGTCGTCGCTGATCAGGGGGTACACCACACCGCCGATGGTCAACACCTTGTGCAGTTTCATGCTCATGCCCCACCGCCCAGGTAACGATCCAGTTTTTTCAGCGTGGCTTCGAAGCCGGTCAGCTCCTGGCCTTGTGCCCCACCTTCGCCTGTACCTGGTGCGGTCACGGATTGCCCCGGGGCCGATTGCTGCGTCACGTCCTTGGCCGCTCGGCGTGTCTCGACTCGCTCGGGGTTGGAGAGCTTTTCCGACAGCGTGAATTGAACGAGCCAGGCGCGCAGTGAGTCGTCTTCCCGGGCGCTGACGCCGTCCGAGAATTGCACCTGGCGCACACCAAACGCTGACGCGCTGTCGTTAACGAGCCGATAGGTTTTGAGCTGGCCACCGGTGTCAGTCGCTTCGGCCAGACGCATCAGGTTGCGCAAATACGCCTCATCGACAAACGCGATCAGCAAGGTGACCGCCAATGTCTTGGGCTTGAACCCCTTGTGGGCCGAATCGGTGTTACTGGTCTGTCCCGACAAGTCGTCACTTTCGATTCGCAGGTTAGCGGTGACCTTGAGATTTTTGCCGCGCACCTGTTCGCCATCGAGCAATAAGGTCATAGGCCTACCAACTCCCGAACAAAGCTCAACCCACTCAGAGATCCGACCAGAAGCACGCCGGCAGACAATCCCCACTCGTGACCAGGTGCTTCGCCCTGCAGCAGCTGGTGCCGCAACTCGGCGGCATTCCCCGGACCGATCAGGCGCGCGCGCATGGTGTCGTCTGCAGTGCCGTTGGCGAACTGTGACTTGAGGTCGGCCAATTTCCGGGCCTGTGCCTGTGCCTGACTGGCTTTGCGAGCAGCCAGCCGCCCCAGATCAGCCATCGGCGAACTGGCCGCGTAGCTTTCAAGTGCCGACAGCTGACTGTTCAGGGCTTGCGTGGCGGCCTTGGTCACGGTGCAACGCTCCAATGGCAGGGCGCCCCAGCGCGGCAGTGTGCCGGCGGTTGGCAGTTCCCACTTTTCAGCGTCCAGCGCGAACAGGTTTTTGGCTCGGCGTTCGGCGCGCTGCAGATCCGGCATGGGCAGCACGGCATTGAATCTCGACAAGGTCGCCGCAAACCGGTCGTAACGCGTGCCCAGGAACATCACTGCAAGGGCATATTGCGAGCCACCTGGACGACTGTCGTCGCCGGTGTCTTCAAGCTTCTCGCCCAGCTGTTGCAGCAGGTTGGGCGCGGACAGGTAACGCTGGTAACCGCGGCCCTGTCCCACACCACTTTGAAAGGGTGTCACCACCAGGCACGCCGGCACCTCACCCAGTGAATCGGCAAGCCCTGCGCGGCCAGCGGCCACGGCCGCTTCTGCTGCAGCACCAACCGGACCAGGTGAAGTGGTGACCAAGTCGCTCAGACCCTCCAGGCGCAGCCCGGTGCTGGTCAATTCGCTGCTGGCCAGATCCTTGGCTGCATCGAGGTCGCTGAGCCACTGGGTGGACTGCTCCGGCCAGCGCATGGTGATGGGTGCCCAGTTCATACCGGTGCGGACTCCCACACCACGGCATTGAGTGCGTCCAGGTCCGAGGCCGAGCGCGCCACTGATAAGGCTTGCTTGAGGTCGTAGGCCTTGAGCAGACGCTGCAGTTTGAAGTCGGTGAACTCGTCGCCGACCTGACGCAGCTGATCGTTAGAGTGATCCAGGAAAGCTTTCGCCCCGGATTGATCTTGGCAGGGATATCCGCCACCCAACCCGCGCAAAATCATGCCGGTCAGGTTCAGTTGATCCTGGAGCTGTGTTTCGTAGAAATAGCGATCGCCCAGCACCGACGACCAGATCCCGCCGGTGATCTCCTGCAGACAAGCCGTATTGACCGCCGATAGTTGGGCGACGTAGCGCAGTTCGACCATGGCAGCGATATCGTCGACCCAACGACCGTTGGCCCAGATCTGGCCGGGGCCTGGCACTCTCAAGGTGTAGCCAACAGGCAGCGCGCCGGCACGCTCGACCACCATGGCTGCACGGGTCTCGATGTTGTAGACCGTCAGCCCCTGGTATGAATCAACCAACTGCCAGCGTCGACCATCCCAAAGCGCGGCCTTTCTTTCCGGCACCGTTGGTGGCGCGACTTCAACGCACCCGCCCGGGATCAGCCAAACGTCCGGTTCCAGCGGCGAACGATCCGCCACGGTGTTGCCGGTGTAGATGCCCAGGTGATCGGTTTGATAGACGATTTTCGTGTCCATGGGATGGCCTCAGTACTTGATGCAAGCGAGATACGCGGTGTTGCCGGGGCGCGTTTCGCTGCCGCCGGTGGCGTAGACGGTGATTGCGTGCGAGTGATCGCCCACGGCATTGATGGTGATGTTGTGCGCGTGCGCACCTGCTGACGTGGTGGCGGTTACAAAGGCGGGAACGTCGCTGCCGTTGAGTGGGTTTCGTGGTTCTCCCGGGGTGCCAAAGTCCGAACCGTCCGGGGTGAGGTCGCCGTGGTGGACGTTGTGGGTGTGCGCGCCCTGGGTATCACTCCAAGCCCCATGTGTATGGCTGCCGGCGCCGGCGGCACTGCCGGTGTGGTTGTGGCTGCGGATTTCATCGTCCTGATCAGAGCCGAGTACTCGACCGACATCGATCCCGCGACCGTCATCCCAAAAGCGCGGAAATTTGCCGCGTGAGTCCCGAAGATTGAAGGTGCTGATGCCGTCGCCGGCACCGAAACGCGTACCGATCTTGGCGAATAGACGGGCGAACGTGATTCGCGATATCGCTGCACCGTTCTCCTTCAACCAACCTGCAGGTGCATTCGGCGTCGAAAACAGCCCGGTCATTCCAACAGTTTCGTCATCGAGCGCAGACCTCAAGGCCTGCAGCGCTTTGGTGGTGGCCAGAACCTCGCTGCTGTCAGTGCTTGGATCATCGCTTTTGGCGTTGGGTAGCTCGCCCAGATCGACGTCTTCTTTCGTCGTAGCCCGTGCGCGCAAGTTCGCGTAGTCGCCACTACGTAAAGCGAATTGTGTGACCAGCGCACCGGTAAGGGGCTCGCTTTGGCGCAGATCGGTGATCGCCCCTGATACCGCAACGCGGGCCAGCTCCACCACGTAGTGGACGGTCCCGTTGCTGTCGATGTAGTCCGAGTGGACCTCACCAAAGACCACCTTCCACGCGGCGACCGTTTCATTGCCTTGGCGGGCCAGTGCAACGTCTAGCCAAGCTTTGACTGGCAGCGCCGGCAGTTGCACATGGACAGGCTCATCCAGTTCGACGCGAATCCCTTCCACGTAAGCAACCCCCGCTTTGACCTGGTACAGACTAAAACTGCGTTCCATCTGCAGACTCTCGGCCAGGAAGCAGACACGCCCAAATACGTCGTGATTGCTCAAGCGCTCACGCAGATCGATGCCGTTCAAGCGGACGGTAAAGTCGTGCTGCCAGGTACTGGCGTCGACGGTGATGCCCGTCAGCGCTTGGGCGCCGCTGAACTCCACCAGGAAGTTGCGGGTGACGTTGTTACCAATCTGCAGCGGCGGAATGTTTTTACGCTTCTGCTGCACCGGTACCGTTGCCACCGCGAGCAGCACACCCTCCAAAGACTCCAGACC